AGCAATCGCCGGAGTCGCGACCGCTTCAGTTGCAGCCTTCGCAAAGTTTGACGACAAGCTAAATCAGTCCATTGCAATCATGGGCGATGTCAGCGATGTCATGCGCAACGACATGGCAGAGGCCGCTCGAGAGGTAGCCAAGCAAACCACCTTTAGTGCAGACCAAGCCGCCGAGTCGTTCTTCTTCCTAGCCAGCGCAGGTTTGAGTGCCGAGGCTTCCATCAAGGCCATGCCAGAGGTTGCCAAGTTTGCTCAGGCCGGCATGTTCGACATGGCCCTCGCCACAGACCTCCTCACAGACGCTCAGAGTGCCCTAGGACTGACGATTAGGGATGACGCGGTAAAGAACATGGAAAACCTCACACGTGTCTCTGACACGCTTGTGAAGGCCAACACGTTAGCCAACGCATCCGTCGAGAAACAGCTCACCAGCCTCAGCGCACAATTTGAGCTGGCCAAGTCACGGATTCAGGATGTCGGAATTAGCATCGGCGCAGCATTAGCCCCCGAGTTGCTGAAACTTATTGGCTCCATTGAACCCATTGCCGAGGAAGTCGGCCCTGAGCTTGTGAAGTTCTTCCAAGGGCTGGCTCCGGTCATTGCCAAAGTGGTCGCAGTGATCCCCCAGCTCATGACAATCCTCACCGCGATACTTCCGATTTTTGGTGGCTTGTTCGACATCGTTATGAACATCGTGGACATGGCCCTGCCAATTTTGACCTCGCTGATAACCAGCCTTATCCCCATCGTTGAAGCTTTGATCGTTCCGTTAGGCCACGTTCTCAACACAATATTCATCCCATTGATGCCAGCGATACAAGCTGTGGTCGAAGCCATCCTCCCCTTGATTGAAGCATTGCTTCCGGTTTTGGTGGAGTTGTTATACGCCATCCTGCCAGTATTTACTCAGCTCCTCGAGGCCGTTATCATTCCGCTGACCCCAGCTTTGGTAGCGGTAGCCGAAGCCTTCATGCCGATACTTCAAGAAATCCTTCCACCATTGATAGACATTATTCGCATGTTCCTGATTCCGATTCTGGGCGTTTTGATTGAGCTGTTCAAGATAACGCTGACCGGAGCAATTGGAGCATTCAAGGGTTCGCTTCAAAACCTAACCCAGTTCCTCGGCATTTTTGGTAACACATTCAAAAACATATGGAACAGCATTAGCGGATTCATGAAGGGCATCATTAATGGAATGATTGGCTTTTTTGAAGGCTTTGCAAACACGGCCATCGATGCAGTCAACGCCATCATCAGGGCAGTCAACTCCATCAAGATAGACATTCCAGCATTTCCGCCGTTCTTCGGAGGGGCAAGGATTCAGCCGATTCGACTCGCCACCATTCCTCGCGTTTCCATTCCGCGCTTGGCGGAGGGTGGAATTGTCATGCCACAGCCAGGTGGAGTCTTTGCAAACATCGCCGAGGCCGGAAAGCCAGAGGCAGTCATTCCGCTAGACCGCATGGGCAAGATGGGCGCAACAAACAACTACAACATCACAGTCAACGCCGGCATGGGTGCAGATGGAAACCGAATCGGTCAATTGATTGTCGATGAGATAAAGAAATTTGAGCGAGCCAACGGCCCAGTATTTGTAGGTGCGTAAATGGCAAAGCCAGTTCAAAAGGTAGAGATTGGGTTTGACCTTACAGAAAATAACGTTGGTCCGTATTTTAGATTGGACGACCCCGTAGCCGGAGTGCTGGACGGCACGGAATATGTTCTGGGCGGGACGATTTTCTTTGATGTTACCTCCGCTGTGAAAGAGTTCACGATCCGGCGAGGAAAATCGCGACAGCTTGACAGATACTCAACAGGCCAAGCACGTGTCAACTTCAACAATAACAATCGAGACTTCGACCCAGAATATGAGTCGTCACCTTATTACGGGCAGATTATTCCTCGACGAGAGCTGAGAATTACATCAGGCACAGCGGTCCAGTATTTTGGCTCGGTTGACGACTGGAACCTCTTATACGAACCGAACGGCGACAACATCGCCGAGGCACTCTGCAGCGACGGATTCAGAACCTTTGCTAATCAGCTCCTTCAAAATTACACGAACACAGAGCAAGCCAGCGGAGCACGCGTCAACGCAGTTCTGAACCGGACAGAAATAAACTGGCCAGCGGAAAAGCGAAGCATTGATACTGGCAGACAGACGCTGGGAGCAGATGAGGTCAGCGCAGATACAAACGCACTAGCTTATTTGCAAAAGGTCGAAGCCTCAGAGCCAGGCAGTCTTTACATTGGCAAGTCGGGAAACGTCGTCTTTCGCGATCGGGCAGTTGCCCCAACCTCAGATGTTGCGGTGCTTGCAGACGACGGCTCAGGCATTCCATATCAGGGCATGCGGGTCGTTTACGGTTCGGAGTTGTTATACAACGAAATAGAAATTAGCTCGGTCATAACAGGCGGGACCGCAACAGCCAGCGATTCTTTGTCGCAGGGCAACTACGGAATCCTTACCCTTAGCCAAACAGACCTTCTCATGTCGACCACAGAGGCAGCGCAAGAATTAGCCGATTATTACGCAACCCTTTATTCAAGCCCTGAGTTTAGATTTGAGTCAGTCGAAATTCTTATGAACGACCTGACGGATGAACAGCAAAATCAGATTTTTGACTTGGAGCTTGGCTCGGTCGTGAAGGTTGTCTTTACTCCAGGCAACCCAAAGCAGTCTCCGGCGATTGAAAAGTACGCCGAGATAATAAGAATTGACATGGCTGTCGATTCAATATTTCACAAAGTGAGCCTAGGCTTTGCCACCCTTGACTCGGCCTACCTCGTTCTCGATGATGCGGTGTTTGGTAGACTGAACACAGGCACGCTCGGATTCTAAGGAAAACAAATGCCATTCAAAGATTTCGCCGCAGGTGACGTACTGACGGCAGCAGACGTTGATGACTTTTTGATGCGTCAAACCGTCATGACATTTGACGATTCAACAGCCAGGGGAACAGCACTCGGAACCGCAGTGATCACTGAGGGCATGGTTACCTACCTCAAGGACACAAACACACTCGAGTATTACAACGGCTCTTCTTGGGAGGCAGTAAGCAACCCTGGCGACATCACCGCGGTGACTGCAGGTTACGGTTTGACCGGAGGCGGATCAACTGGAGATGTGACACTTTCAGCCGCAACAGCAGTCACAGCCTCAACCGCAACCACCTATACATTGGGAACTGCAGACGCCGGAAGTTACATGCAATTCACTAATGCAGCGACAATCACCGTAAGCACAGCCACAGATTTCAATGTTGGCGAGCAAGTGCAAATTTTTGCAGATGGAACAGCTCTCTCAATTACAACCGACGGTGCGACGATTGCCGGAGCGGGAACTTCAGTCACAGCTGGCACATTTACCGTGGGAAATCAATACGAAGCAGTTTCGATTTTCTGCTTAGGAACAGACAGTTATCGAATTATCGGAAACATTACGGCGGTCTAAATGAGCTTTATACTTCTCGGGATTCTTAACGGACAAGCAACCTCGGCGGCAGTCAAGCTACTGGAATACCTTGTTGTTGCAGGTGGCGGTGCTGGTGGTAGCGGAACAAGCTCAGGCATTTACGCTAAAGGCGGTGGCGGTGCTGGTGGCTACCGCTCGAATGTCACAGGTGAATCATCAGGCGGCGGAGCAAGTGCGGAATCTGAGTTTGCGTTTGAGCTTTCAACTAACTACACAGTTACAGTCGGTGCGGGTGGAGCTGGTAACTCTAGTGGTGTGGTTTCTACTAGTGGCAATAACTCAGTATTTTCAACTACTACATCTACTGGCGGTGGTCACGGCGGTAGCCATGTTACCAGCGGTGAGGCCGACAATGGCGGTTCTGGTGGTGGAGCTAAATCGGGTTCCTCGGGAGGTTCAGGCACTGCATCACAGGGTTTTGATGGTGGTGATTCGTCAAGCGCGGGTTGGATTCGTGGCCCAGGAGGTGGTGGGGCTAGTGCCGCTGGAAGTTCCATCACCAGTGCCTCATCACAGCCTGGAGGAGGAAATGGAGTTTCTAGTTCTATAACTGGCTCTGCTGTAGCTAGAGGAGGCGGTGGCGGCGGCTCAAAAGATTCCGCAGGAGATGCTGGCGGTGGAACTGGCGGTGGAGGTGATGGTGCTGCTTATGGGGCTGGAGCTGGCGGTGCTGGAACTGTAAATACAGGCGGCGGCGGTGGTGGTGGTGCTAGTGGTAGCTCCTATGCCGCTGGTGGCAACGGCGGCTCAGGTGCAGTTATCCTCAAATACCCTGACACCTACTCGCTAAGCATCGGAGCAGGTCTAACAGCAACAACAAATGGGACTGCTGTTCCTGATTACAAGGTTACGACCTTCACAGCAGGGTCAGATGATGTTTCTTTCTTTGTTCCTGTTAGTTTCACAACGGACTTTTTGGTAATTGCAGGTGGAGGTGGTGGAGCCAAGCAAGGAGCTGGTGGTGGTGCCGGTGGATATCGGACCTCTGCTGGCACATCAGGCGGTGGGGCATCGGCAGAAACCGCCTTAAGCCTTACAACTGCTGAGAC